GTAATAATAATCATGGGAGGGGCGAAAGTCCCTCTCTTAAATCAGCAGATCATGAGATTGGACGCATACGATAAGTTCCCTACGGGAATGAGAGAATATTTAAAGGCGTATGGCTGGCATTTCTCCAAGGCCATGTGCGATTTCGCCGTTTCCCGGATGTGGACGGTAGACGATTCCGGAGATAAAAAAGAGACTAGGAGTTATACCAAGGAGGACGTGGATAAGATACTGAAGCAATATGGCGTTAAGTTAAGTAAGTCAGAAGGATATGACTATGTCTATGTCGCTAATATGTGCCTGTTCGATTTTCAATCGAGATTGCCATTGAATGAGCAAGGGCTAGCTAGGTATATCAAGGCCGTGATAGATGATCCAGATGGCTATGATGGCATGGTGTTCACAAGGTATTACGCTGATTGCATAGGGTCTGGCACGCCTATAATCTGGGAGGAGATGATGTGATGGGAGGCTGGGGCTACATACTGAGGATATTGAAGGGAGAGTCCCCCAAGGACGTGCTGGCGAGTATGCCGGAGAAGGATTTTGACAAGGTATCCGAGGTGGTTGGCAATCTCAAGGCTACCAATCTCACCCGGCAACAAAGGAGGAGGATAGAGCGGGAGTTCAAGACGGTAAGGAGATGATACGACGGGATTACCATATCAAGAGATACGATTGGGTGATCCACGTGCTGTATAACGTCACGTGCTCGAGGACATCCGATATCATAGCCCTATTGAGGAGGGTCGGTTGCCCGGAAAGCAAGATACGGGAGGCTTATGGCAATATGGGGTCGTGCAATCTGGACGTGGGACTTACTTATTCCAACTACCGGCGAAGGGAATCCGTCATGGTGATAGGCCGGACCTCGTCTTACAGGGAGTTCTCTAATTCGTTGTTCCACGAGTGCCGGCACTTGACGGATCATATGTCCTTGGCCTTGGATCTGGAGATCGGAGGGGAGCCTATCGCTTACTTGGCTGGCGATATAGGAGCCTTGATGTCCGATGAGATAAGGATGTTCATCTGCGATTGCCATCGTCACAGGAACGATATAAACGATGAGTTATGGGAAAGAAAAAAGAAGATAAAAAGAAAAAGGAATCCGTAAGACGGGAGATAGACCGCCTCACGGATTCCTTGGATTTCGAGCCTGTCAACTTCTATGAGGTGATGGCTCGGATTAGACACTTGATGTGCCATGAATATTCTATGAATAAGAAATATCGTTAGTATATTCTGGATTTCACTTCCTTTGAGAAAAAAAATAATGGACATAACTATTCGAAAAGCAGATATTTATAAGGAAGTGGAGAAGATTACCTCTATAACTGGTTCCTCTATAAACATGGAGGATGGATCGACCTTGTATGATAAGGTGTGGGCCAATGAATACGATCAAGATATTTTAGATACATTCTGGAGGAATGCTGTAAACACAGTCATATCTCTGTTCATTCGTTATCTGGACAAGGATACGGTAAAACATAATATTATTGAGACTGACAGAGGAGAGATATTTTCCTTGAAAGTAAAGATGCCTGAGCGTTTTGACCGAAGGCTTGAGGGAGGAATTTGCGACTTGGTCTCGGATTTATTGGCTACAATTGTCTTGTCTGGATGGTTTGAGCTAAAATTACCGGAAAAAGTCAAGACCTATAATGATAAGGCGATAGCGTTATCGTCAGAAATAAGAGGAGAACTATTATATCGTGTCTCCCCGGTGCGAGAGAATAGAAAAGACTATGGATTAGATAATTATATATTCGATCAAGTTTATGGCAAATGTACGGATTGTCCTTCACAAGGATGAGATAATGGCAGATATAAAGGCTATAGCCCATGTTACAGGAAGAAGGTTATTGACCCCGGATAATATGGATAAAGCCTCGGATATACAAACACCGGAGGAAGGCCCGGACCTAGATATTGTTGCCCGGGCATTATCTTCCGCCTTTGATAACATAAAGCATGTATGCTCAAGATACCTAAATGTTGGTAGGCTGGAGGATTTTAACAGCCTAGAGGATATATCAGGAGACTATATGATAAATCTCAATATGCCTTTACGTTGGAACTATTCCGCGACATCCCGCATTAAGAGCTTAATGCACGAGCATATTGTTTGCTACGGATTGTACTCTATCTTTGAGAAGACCAATCCTGAGGACGCTACTATTTACTTGGAAAAAGCCAGCGTGCAACTGTCTTTGATAAAACCGGCCCTAGAATTGAGGACCGGTCCGATAAGGAGGAGGATTAATCCGTTTATCTAGGCTTGTTTCTCCATTTTGGAGTATAATATACGGATATGACGGATATCGACTTTTTCCTTGTCAGATTAGCGGTGACCAGAATCCTGAAATATTTGAATGGTGTTCCGCATATTCTAGAAAGATACGGGCCAATAACGCTTCCGACGGGAAAATAAAAGATCCCGTCGGTACTAGCGTACAAGACAAATGATATATCGGTCTTGTTGAAAACTCCCCTACAAACAATATTATTGACAGTCTTTAGCATGTCATCCCCCAATTTAATCGGCCTTGTAAGGATAATTCCCTTTTTATTGTCGTTGCTGTCGTTATCTACTTTTGAGGATAGATCTATTATTTTGCTATTGGTTGCTTGTAAAAAGGTCGATGGATAATCTGGAACAGCGTATTTATACGCCGATGATATCGTGCCCCATGTCCCTTGGTTAATGGAATAGACATATGCGTATACCTTATCAGGATTTATTACCATTATTCTCCCGTTCGGATAATCATAGGCCATAAATGCGTCCTTTATGTAATCTTTAAAAGGTGTCATCTGATTTATCTCTCCTGATAGAAGCTCTTTTGTAGCTATCTCTGACAGGGATTTGATAGAAGCGATATCTAGGCTTGGGCCATCGAGGATCGAGGATATAAGCGTGGTATCTCCTCCTGATACTATCATAATGCCTTTCTCGGACGTGAAAGCGACCGCCCCGTCAAGCTGTGTAATAGATCCGGGGTTTGAGCATACGTCCCTGCTCATAGGTTGTTTGGTTGAGTATGTACCATCGGAGGATACTTCCATAGCCCAAATACCATCGGTAGAGAATACCAATAACGGGAATTGTCCGAATTGTCCGGTGGATATAGGTCTTGTCGTGGAAGTTATCCCAAGGATTTTACCTACCCCAACGGTATTTATCCCTTTCAATGGAAAATAAAAGGGATTATTGACCTCGGAGGTATATAGTTTGTTGGGTTGGATGATTGACTTGTCCTCGGTCTCGATTGAATTATTATAAAATCCAAAAGAAAGGTCGTTAAACGGCCTTGCGTAATATGCGCCATTGAGCAAGGAATGCGGAGATAAGAAAACCTCCTCGGTATCGATTGCGCTACCTCTTTCAATAACCATACGATATGCGTCAGTATCGGGATAATATAGGTAATATATATGCCCATCTAATGGTATATTGGTCTGCGATTTTACGACTATTTCTTTCCCCTCTTTCTTGATATGCGTATATACGGAGAAAGAATTGGCCGCCGTGTTGGAATAGCATACCATACTGTCTAGAGGATATCCGTCAAATAGTGTCGCTTTTACTCCGGCTATATTGAGCCTTGAATTGTACGGGTAGATAAAAGATGGCAATAAGGAATGGTTGCCGATATAAGTGTCATCCAGTCTTTCTCTTGTCTCTAGATTCTCCCAATCCCCTACAATGATAGCCTCTCTCTCCCCATAGGTTATATTGTCTATATTTATTGAATCTATTTTATAGAAAAGAGAGATAGAGGAAATATCGTCTATTGCGTTATCCTTGCGTGGCAGTTCCAATATAAGATCATTCTCAAATATATCCGGTGTGTCTGAATATGCGTTTTGATACGCTTCCTTGAAATTAAGTTTCCCGTATTTATTGTCTGTAGGTCTTTTTACTATACCCCAAAAAGAATAAGGAAGCTGTGTGTTATTTAATGATTTTATGTTGTCGATACTACCAGATTGGTCGAATGTGTATATCGGCGCAGATATAAATATATCAATAGACTTGATGATATCGTTCCATGACGCTAGACTAGAGGATGGTTCGGATATAAACCTGTCTAATCCTCCGGTAATCGACAATACACGTCCTTTAATAGTGTGTATCGCTAACGTCTCCATCTCCTCTTCTCTATCTGTCCCGGGATGTACGATGACGGTGTCTGTTGAGGCTTCGTATGTAATGGCGGCCATTGGAGCCATGTCCGATGATGGTATCATTAAAATAGGAGCTGAATGCATGGTATAATTCCCATCATACAACCTATATGCGTATCGTACAAAGAAGGGGAATATAAACGAGCTATTGCTCCTTGATTTGTTGTTGATAAATTCTATGGCTCTAGCCATTACCGTATCAGTTATAGCTCTTTTATTGTTATCGGTTAAATTGTTTAAGACATCGATGACAGCTATTTTATCCGGTAACTCAATAGAGAATAAATCAGATCTAGCGACATTCCCTCTTAATCCAAATGATATTGACAGGAAGGGAGGATTCTCGCCAAGGTATTGATATCCATCGTCTTTTAACAAGATATATGACATTCTCTTGTCCGTAAGGATGATCAATGTATTCCCTATGCTGGTGATCTTTTCCCATCTTTCTTCGCCTTGAAGCGTGTAATCAATGGGGACTTCTTCCCTTTCAGAGGCGTCAGACAGCTCAAACCCTATCAGATGATCGCTTTTTGAGCAGATAAATATTTTTCTGGAAGATGTATTATGGACAAATAGCAAGTTCTCATCTGTATTTAGAGTTAGGAATGGTTCTGGGAATGTCACCGCTCTCATGCTTCCGTTCTCGGATATCAAGTTTAAGGATATATCCAAGTCTCCATCGTTACAATCAAGGTTCGATGTATTGGCGGATAAGCCTGTTAATCTGATATTGCTCTCTTCCATGTTTTTTGAGGTAAAATTATCGCCGGATATCATAAATCCAGCGATAAAACTTGTTTGATAACAAGGTTATTGATCTGGCTCGATGATCCGTCTTGTTATAATTGGAGTCCTCTCATTCTCCGTTGCTCCAAGCCTGAAAGACAAAGAAGGCTTGAACAAGTCTTTCCCTTTTATATCGGGAAGCCTATAGACATTATTGGTCACGTTTGAGCAATGGAAACGATAGTGGTTCCCTTTGACAGAGAATGGACGTATACCATCAGGATCTTTTTGGATATAGAGGTTCCCGTTATCATCTATGACGAATGATATGGAATCGTAGTTGCGCAAACCTATTATTTTTGCGGCAGGGCTTAATATCTCAATTAGCCCGCTCTTATGAAACCTTATGTGAGGCTTTACCAATCTTGTTATTATTCGCATATCTCGAAATATTTAATTCCATTTGTTTCTTTCTCTCTTACTTTTAATATCCTAGAACCATGAATATTTATACCGGTAATAGCGATGAAGTACTCAAGTGAAGGAACCGTGAAAAAAAATTTTCCGGGGGTGTCTCTTTCCCCTGTGCGTTCGACCATGTTACATTGTGTCTTGAATGTCTCAGATGGGGTCCTTTTTATTATGGCGAACTTGTCGCTTCCCTTTAGCTTAACAATTTGGATAAAAGCGGGATGCCCCTTCTTGAAATTCATCTTTTTGAATAATTTTCTGCCTATTTTGGCGAACTGATTCTTTTTATTGTAAATCTCGATATACATGGTTTTATATTTAATCGTTTAACATTTATACTTGCTTGGCACTTGATGCGCCTGTTATAATGAATCTATCTCAATGACGGATTTAAGAGATATGGGATCGTCTTCCCACGTTAAGTATCTACCTGTTAACCTATATATACTGCCTTTTGGAAGTACGATCGCCGAATTGTGATCCTCGACGGAAAAATATTCCTCGTCATGCGCCGATCTCTCGTCCGTCCATACCTCTCCTTGCCGCACGGGGAAGTTATCAAGGATAACCTCGTCACCATTCTCGTTTACGGCCAAGAACACTATTGTTTGCTTGCCTAACTTCATGACATATTATAGTTTACTTATTCCTCGATTTGATTAACTCATTAAGTATCTTGATCGCCAATAGCGGATCTTTATCCGTTAAAGTGTTCCATACTTTTATTTCGGGTTTCACCCTAGAATAATGATGTAGCACTATATTGTTGGCTTTGTCGACTCTTCCGGTTCCATACAGCCATAACATCCCGGGATATAACTGGAAGTTTTTCATTATCTTCTTGGCTTGTCTTAATCTCATGATTATTTATTATTAATAGAATGCTCTAATTCCGTAACCAATGACACATTGCAGATAGCTCTTTGTCTCTGCCACTCAAGAAACTTATTTTGTAATTCCTCGTTTCCCGAGTCAGATATTAATCTGAGCAGTTCAGATTCTATTTTGCTAAGTTTTCCAACTTCGATTTGATGATTACTTTTACTCATGATTCTGTTATTCTTAATGTTGTACTAACTCTAACTCTGATTCAAAAAATTCCTCGAAATACATTTTCCCGTTAGGATAATGGAGCATAACACAATAAAGGTTTTCTTCACGTACCCCATCTTTGGTTTTAACTAAAGACTTTTCTTCCACGACTTCAGCGATAACGCCGACTTCCGACTTATGCCTTTCGTTCGTACACCACACATGTTGTTTGATTTTATATTTTGCTGCCATGATTTATTTATTTGTTACCATTCTATTATTAATCCATAATCCCCTCGGTGCCATTCTCCTTGATAGAGCTTGAATCCTTGTCTCATGAGTTCAAGTTTGCACTCATCGGAGAAGTATACCCAATGCGGGAAAAATATTTTATACTCGTTTCGTTTATTCGCTTCTTTTATAGCATTATATATCAGATCTAACGATGGTGAGTTTTTTTCTAATTCTCTAGCTTTCATATATTTTTTTAATTATGAGCCTTCCCATGAAGGCTCGGTTAATACTATTTTACATCATTAATACTTATTTCCCCATCAAGAACTCTTTTTACCTGTCTATCTAGTATCTCTTGAAACTCGATCTGACATATCAAAGAGCAATCCGGAATAATTTCTTGTACAGGATCACCACGATTAGGATTAAGCTCATCTAGGTATATCTTACCTTTATTGTCTTTTAGACAAGTAGCACCGATCTTTCTTTCGATCTCTGCCATTTCGTTGAACTTATCTGGAAAATCTTTCCTTATCTTGTTCCAATATCCCATTCCTCCTTTGACACAACCTATACAGTTATTGTTATTATACCCAAGCTTATACATGGCAGGGATCTCAATGCCCGCTTTCCATAGCATACCCATTGCGTCCTGTTTCGTGATCTGTCGTTCTATAAGCGGAAATAGCGGTTTTGTTTCCGGATATTGCTGCTTTAGACGGATCGCCCGGTTTATCTCCTTAGGATCAAAATCGAATCCCCATACTTGACCATCCCAACAACCAAGTTCTTTCTCGAGCTTATACCGGACTTCCTTTTTTAACTTCAATGTACAGGCCGCACCCGTAGCGCCATTAATATATCCCTTCCGAAGCACATCTGCCACACTGCTATACTTATCGCTTCGTATAGTGTGGATTGGTCGACCGTACCACTCCTCGCAATCAGCGAGGAAGCGAGTATTATCGGGATGCCCGGATCCGGTATCTATATAGTAGACCTGTACATCATTGTACAAGCTCAATGCTATCCTACAAGCGACTGCGGATGTAACTCCGCAAGAAAACCATGCTATTACCATAACTTAATCTTCATAATGAGCCTTCACGGGAAGGCTCGGTTAATACTATTCCTCTTAATAGTCTAATAAAAGACCTCATGTACTCGCAATTCTGATTGCAATCATTCATTTGATTGCACATTCGATCATTGTCTTTAGAGAGGTTTGGACAACTTTTCCAGTGAGCATTAATGGCTTCTGCCATTTCCCATTCGGCACCTGCTATAAATCCCTGATAATACGCAGGGAATGCACTACCGCTACTCCTGCTTTCAGCGAATAAATGAGCCGCTTCTTCTACCGTCTGTCTCTTATCAATATCTCTTTCCATGATTTTAAATTATATTTAAATATTGCTAACCACGCATTGTTAGTACATGGTAAACCTGTATATTTGCGTTGCGTTTGGTTGGAACATTAACACCTCCAATCTGGTGAACTGTCATTCACCTCCTTGTCCTATCTCCCTTGTCCGAGAAAAGACACAAGCCCATTGTCCTGTAACTTTGGGCTTTTTTTAGTTTCGCTTGACAGGGCGTAGCTAAATATAGCTTGACGATGCAGGTCGTCAGGCAAATCGGAAAGGAGGTGTTTAATGTGGAAGACCAAACGCGCGAAGACAGCAAGACTCGTATTTTCTGTCGCTACATAGTAAAGAATGGTAAGAGAATCTATCCTAAGACCTCTCGTTATTTCTCTTTCTTGGTGAGCGATAAAAAGTAAGCCTAGCTGTTTTTTAGGAGATGTGCAGGCATCTCCTTCCTTTATTAGTCTATAAGCGTTACCTTAATCATTTGATCCTCCTTTCTCTAATATATCCTCACAAGCTCTACTATCGCACCTTACCGGCTTTTGATGGAAGGCGCACCAAGCTTCCCCGTTAGCGTCTTCATACTCGATAAGTCGGCAATCGCCGCATTTATCTGTTAGGAATTTCTTGTCAAGGTATCCTTCCTTGATAAGCCATTTAATCATATTCACAACAGCATCTAAGACATTATTTTCCATAACCTCGTGCTTGCAGTCGTATCCCAGTTCTGTGTATTGGATGAACCAATACACGCTATCTTTTGTGATTTCCAAGCTTAAATCGGGGCGGTTGCGTTGTGAAATCGTGGCAGGAAGCATGTCTATCATCTTGGATAGAGACCAAGCGGGACAATCGTCTTGATATGAATGATCGTAATCAGGGCTATCTCTAAGAAGTACACTTTCTGTCAAAGTGCATGTCTCTCCGTATACATTATAGAAAAACTTTCCTTTTTCGTCTTTACGGATATCCTCCCATGGTGCTATATTGCTTTCATCGTCAACATATAGTAAAACCATGTCCGCCGTCTCCGGTCTTATCCCGGCCTCTAATAGCCGGGATGATTGTTCTTTATTCGTACAAATTTGATTCATATTATAATTCGTTGTTAAAATATTTCTTATTATCTATATCTTCCCTCAATTTTTCGATGTAAGAAAAATACCATTCACGTGTTTTCTCCTTGTCATTCCCTACGTATAATAAACCAAAAGGGTCGTACTCTATAAACTCCTCGGTCTTGCAGAAAGGGCAGGGGACATCCCCGCCTATGGTCAATCCCCCAACCTCGCTATCATATGAGTCAAGATCCCATAGATAGCCGTCACAGCATATTGCGTCTGGATAAGATGCACCGAAAAAGGGAAACTCGGGACATTGTTTTATTTTCTCTTCCACATTTACCCCTCCTGTATTATGACATCCCCATCCTTATCCGTGAACACGTCCACTAAATCGTAGTAATATTAATCGTCGGACGTGCGTATCATTACCTCCGCTTCCGAGTCTTGCTCTTGGAGAAGAGCGATTAGTTCTTTATTTCTCATGACTGTTATTTTATTTCCTCATTAATAAAATCCTTCATCTCTTCATCGTAAACCCCGCTGTCACACTGGAGTTCCAAGCATTTATCCTTGGAAAAATTGGCCTCCCTAGCTATATTAGCGGCCATAGATGGTGCCCTTAGCTCGACAACGAGCATCTGTATGGCGTACCATACACCTCTGCAAAAGTCTAAATCGTTCATGTTGTTATATTACTCTCATCATAGATGAATGCAGCATTCAACTATGATGAATGTCTTTCTTTAAATTGCTGTCGAATATTTTAATACACTCAAACAGGTATTTGGCGACCGTTGGATTTACCGCATTTCCGATCGATCCAACTCTGTGTGTCCAATCACGAATCCCATCATTGACTCCAATATGCTCACAATCTGGCATTTTGTAAATCCTTTCAGAGAGAGGAAATCTACCGTGTTGTTTTGGTGGCGGGACAAATATTGTTTGAGCCTTATTCCACTTTTGAACCCTCCACGTTTGTTGTTTGATTTCGTTGGAGTAGGCAATAACGTACACCCTTTCACGATGATGGTCGAATCCAAAGGCGGCGTTCGATAGACATTGCCATTCCGCATCATACCCTGTTTTGGAAAGATCGCAAAGGACTCGCTCGAAACCTCGAACAAGGAGCATTGGGCTGTTCTCAATGATGACGTATCGAGGTCTAACTTCCCGTATGACTCTATGCATCTCACTCCATAGTCCAGAACGACTTCCGGTGATACCAACTCCTTTTCCCGCAATGCTAATGTCTTGACACGGAAATCCTCCACTAATGATGTCCACATATCCGGGGTTTGACAATTCTTTAATGTCCTCATATTGCTTTGTATTTGGAAAATGTTTTTTAATATACTCCTCTGGAATGGCTCAATCTCACAGTTCCACAAAGTATCTATACCAACCCATTCCGCTCCGGTCTCAAATCCGCCCACGCCAGAAAATAATGATCCATGTGTCATATCTCCTTGGTTTTGGCAAACACCACACTCTCGTGAT